TCCGGTTTCTCCAACTGTACCGCTCCGGCGACCAGATGGAAGCGTCGATCTGCAGTTCAAAGTCGTTGGTATCGCCCAGATCCAGATCGATGCTGTCCACATCTCTCACGAATCCCAACTCCCAGCCTTTCGGATCCGACACAATAAAGGTCAGTTCTTCTGGAACTGCTTTCAGGTCTTTCATCGCCATCTCGGCTCACTCCTTTCTTCATAGATCACCAGATCAAATGCAAACCGACCGCTCCACCCGATGTCCTGTCCTCCGGGATGGATGGGTTCAAACACCGAGATTTCAAAACTTCGGTTGTGAAACGCGTTGACCCGCTCGCCGGAAGCTTTCACCTTTACCACCGTCCCCGCAGCGCTGTCGACCTCCAGATATTCTCCCTCTTCCAGCACGATTTTCACAGAATACTCATGCCCGCCGATATACAGTACCGGATCCACGATTGGACCGTAGATCGTCAAAAGGAAGTTGCTGTCTGCGTAATGGTCATTTACGATTCGGGAGTTTGTCAGACCATTGGCGTACCGGTACGGATAACGGTTCGCATACCGCTTGGCTCCCTCCGGATCGCTTTCATTTTTTCTAAAGCTGTAACGGTGTTCCCTGACCCAAAAAGGTGATGGACATAAAAATGCCACTTCTTTAATTGTCCGGTTCGGCTCATCTCCCGGATAAGTGCTCGCCGCCACAACAAAGGCTTTTGCATAATATTCACCAAACCAAATTTTTCCCGGAGTTTCATTTAATATATCCCGCTCCGATATATTCGTGAATTTTTCCAGTTCACTCACACGATCTTCATAAGATCCCTGAAACACAATTGTCGCATCATATATTTTCGCTGATCTTGTAAATTCTGTAATCTCCGATTTTCTTTTCTTTTTCACCTCCGTATAATTCCATTCATAAGCATGAAAGTTAGCATCTTGCAGTCTGTTCCGGAAATTCAACAAATCAAATTCTTCTCCTGCACTTCCAACATATTTCACTGTCATCTGAACACTACCCCCATTTCTCTCATGGCTCTTCCGACTTCTCTGTCTTTCATCACTAGGATAATATCGTTTTGTTGTGTTCCACTCCTTACCGCCTTGTAAATTTGATTGTAATCAATCCCCGTGTCTTTCGGGCTTTTCATGATACTATAATCGATCGCTGTCGCCGCCGCTTTTGCCGCTTTTTCCAGCATCGGAATTCCCGCGTATATACCTTTTGTCATTCCATCCATAAAATCCGGCATCCACGTTTCATAATCTCTAAGTGGTCCGACATCCGGTCTTGAGAAATGTAGGTAAGAACGAATCTTCTCTCCAATTCCCTGAACAGTATCAACAATCGCGCTGACTCCCGACATGATTCCATCTTTCAATCCGCTGATAAAATCAGATCCCCAAGTGAACGCGCTGTCTATTAATCCGGAAATAATATTCTTGATTTGTTCAAAGATTCCGCTTACAATCCCCGGAAGTTCTGTAATCGCAGTATTTACACCATCTTTTAAAGCATTGAATCCGTTCACCGCTGCATCTTTTGCTCCGCTTACCAAATCAGAAATCGTATTCTTAATTGCATCCCAAATGATACTCGTGAAATCTTTGATCCCGTTCCAGATCTGCGAAACAGTGTCCCGGATTCCACTGGTAAGTGTAGCGATGATGTCTTTGATGCTCGACCAGATATTATTTGCCGCATTGCTGATATTCGACCAGATATTTCCCAAGTCACTTTTCAGGGACTCAAAATCCCCTGTGACTAAATCAATCAAAAGAAGTACGGGACCTAAAATTACATTCTTGATCAATTCCCATGCATTGGACGCAATCGACTTAATATTATTCCAGATGTTACTCAAAGTAGATGACAGCGTTGTAAATATATTCTGCACCGTATCCGCGATTATTTGGACAATCGGATTCTCCTTTATTGCCGTCCAGATGGATATAATCGTATCACGGATTTGGTTCATTGTATTCGTAACAGACGTACATATCGTGTTCCATATCGTTTTTACCGTTTCTGTAAAAGAAGATAGCAAAGCCGATACTGTTGTTGATACAGTCTGCCAAATATTCTGAACTCCCGTACATACAGTATTCCAAAGAGTTCCGAACCACTCCGTAATGGTTCCCCAATTTTGTATGATCGCTATCACCGCCGTTATCGCAGCTATTACACCAGCGATTACCGCTATAATCATTCCTATTGGAGCCGCTGCTACCGATAAAACTCCCGTTATTGCAGAAATTCCAATCATCAACTGACCGATGATCATCAACAGCGGTCCTGCCGCTGCTACAAGTGCTCCGATCACCACAATTGCAGTCTGTACTCCGCTTGGTAGTTCCGAGAACTTATTCACAAGGTTTGTAATAAATTCCACTACCTCTGTAATCACTGGCGCCAGTTTCTCTCCGATCGTAATTGCCGCGGTTTCAAGTGAGCCTTTCATTTCCTCAATTGCTTTCTGACCTTCCCCCATCTGAGAGTTTGCCAATCGCTGCGCAGCTTCCTGATCATTTGTTGCCGTAATATAAGACGCAAGTCCCTCTGCTCCACTATTCATCATCACAGTAGCCGCTCTTGTTGCATCGGAGCCAAAGATTGTCTGCAATGCCGCATCTCTCTGTGCGGATGACAGGCTTCCAAGTTTATTTTGTAACTCTTCTGCCATATCCGACGCTCCGAGAAGTTCTCCGTTAGAATCTCTTGTCTGGATCCCTAACTCTTCTATCATCCCCGCCGCTTTGTCTGTTGGCGCCGCAAGTCTCTGCAGCATCGTCTTTAGCGATGTTCCGGCATCACTTCCATTAATTCCTGCGTCCGCAAACTTTCCAAGAACTGCCGTGGTTTCTTGGATCGACCATCCGGCATTGTTCGCTTGTGCGGCTGCTTGCGACAATCCTTGTGTAAGCGGTTCTACATCCGTAGATGACGCTGCCGCCGCTCCGGCTAATGCATTAGCCGCCTGAGCTGAATCGTTCGCCGACAGCCCAAACGCTCCCATTGCCTGAACTACTACATTTGCCGCATTTCCTAAATCCATTCCGGAAGACGCTGCCAAATCCATCGTTGCTTTCAGTGCACCACCCTTAATGTCTGCTTCAGTCAGTCCGCCTTTCGCAAGCTCTGTAATAGCTTGTCCTGCTTCTTTTGCCGAGAAGATAGTGTCCTGTCCAGTCTGAATTGCCAATTCTCGTAATTCTCCCATTTGTGTCATTGGCATGTTCAATGCTCCGGCAGCCTGAGACATGGCGCTTTCAAAATCATTCGCCGTACTTACCGATGCTGCTCCAAGCCCGATCATCGCCACTGAAGCTGGCATAATATCCTGTCCGGCGCTTTTCATCTTCTTTCCTACCGTACCTGTAACATTGGATACTTTTTCGAGCGCTGCGCTTCCACTTCCGGTTGTCTTCTCCATATTTTTCAACTGCTGCTCTGTCTCGATGATTTCTCGTTGTAGAGCATCATACTTGTCCTGTCCAAGATCTCCATTCTTCAATTGAATTTTGGCTTGCTTGTCCGCCTCTTTTAATACATCCAACTTATTTTTCGTTTCTGAAATTTTTTGTTGTAAAAGTTCATGTTTCTGGGCAAGCAATGTAGTATTTGATGGATCCAGTTTTAAAAGCCTATTCACATCTCTCAAGCTTCTTTGTGTATTACTCAGACTGCTTTCCACACCTTTTAAAGCTTTATCTAATCCGCTCGCATCTCCGTCCAGTTCGATCGTGATCCCTTTAACTCTTTTTGACCTCTTCTCACCACCCTTTAAAGATTATCTATATCACGACAGGATACTCGTATTCGTCATTCTTCATCTCGATAAACATATCATTCACCATTCCAATGCTGAGAAGTTCTAAATCGGAAATAGAAATACCGCACTGCACACACCGAAGCATGAACAATGCGGTATTGACTTCTCGATCTATTCCCCTTTCTCTTTTTTTGGAGATGACATCTGCTTATTTTCCAATCCCCACATTTTCAAAATATCCGGCAGGACTTCGTAGATACTGAATGTTTCAAACTGCTCAAGCCATTTATCAATTTCAGACGGCTGACTGGGATCTCCGTGTTTGTGCATCAGAAACGCAATGTTTTCGAACATCTCCAAAGAATCTATTGGAAGTGTGCTCTCCACCTCTCCCTCTGTTTCTTTCTTCAGTTTTTCCTGCGCTTCTATTTGTTTCTTTAAGTTCTGCATATCCACGAAAATATCCCGTCCAAATTTCAAACGGTACATTCTCGGAATCGCCGCTGAGCTTTTGAAATGACATTCAATCCCACTAATTGTCAATGTTTTTTTCATTCTCTCGCTCCTTACTCAAGACTTGCGTCTTTCTTATAAACTTCTGTAAACCACTTTGTTTTTGCTTTTTCATAGCTTTCTTTTGTGGTTTTCGCTCTAACAGTTCCGTCATCGGAAGCCGCGCAAGAAACCGTAATCGTATCTGTATCCGGTTCTTTAGAATCAGAAGTTGTTTTTGCTTCCAAATTCGGTCTGGATGCTGTGCAGTTAAAAAACCAGAACAGCGTCGGCTCTGCGTCTCCGTCGATCTGAAATCCAAGTGCAAATTCTTTAGACTCTACGTTAGAATTTTCGATCAGCACACCGTTTGTATCTTTTTTCTCTCCCAGAATCTTTTCGCGAAATTCATCCGGGATAATTGCCATTTCCAAGTCACCCTCATATCCACCATTGGAAGATGCGACATAGTATTTAATTCCATCTGCATAGAATGGAGTCAATTCCCCCTGCTGTTCCAGTGAAAGAGATACAGCTCCCGGAATTTTAATCGGCACGTCATATGTGCCGCCTTCCTGTTTCAACGCCACATGTACATTACTAATGTTGAATTTTACTTTACTCCTTAGAATACCTCCTATATTTCAAAAATCACTTGAATCTTTTTTTCAGTGTCAATATACGTTTCTTCTTTTTCATAATAGATTTTATGTTCTGTGAGAAAATCTGCGATCTTCTTCTCGCTTTCCGGATCTTTTTTCTCACAATACAGTTCGATGTCAATATCCTCGATCTCATGATATACGATACCGTCTGCTGAAAAGTTCTCGCTCCCAAGTCCATTTACTACCACATACGGACTTTCTGGAACATTGCCCTCCGCAAAATGACTATATGCTACTGCAAAGCCAAGTTCTTTCAGTCCGGTTATTAATTTTTCCAGATTCACTTCGCCAGCCTCTCTTCCACTCGCCTTTCAAATTCCTCATTACACCATTCTTCTACTGGTTTGATATGCACGATTGCCCCGACACGTCCGCCCAAATTGGACTGATGCCCGTGTTCCAGCAGATGTGCAAGTCCCGGCTTTTTCTTGTTATGGACAACGAATTGAAATTTCCCATTTCCTTTTCTGAAATAAGTAACGCTCCACCCATCCGCGTAGTGACCTTTTTTTCCTTTTCCGCTTCCTCGCGGAGAAGTAGCTCGTAATTTCTTTGCTCCCTCTCTTGCCACTTCTTTTGCGATTTCCTCAAACTCTTCTTCTGTCATATCCTTGAACTCTATGAGTTCTTTCATTACCGCATCTGCAAGCGCCTCAACGTTAATCTTACCCATCCGAATGCACCGCCCTTAATTTCACCGTTTCATTTCTAAACTGTACATTATCAATCGTTTTGATGTCGAAGTTCTTCCCTCTCCATACGATTCGATAGTTTGTGGTATCCATTTCATCAAAGAATTTCTTCCATCTGCACACAAAGTCAACTGTATTCTCTGCGTTCAGTGTTGCTGCTTCCCAGTATTCTTTTCCAGACAATCCATTCATGTATGCGTAAGTTTTCCGAAACGGTTTCCACTCTTCCACAGGATTGCCGATACTATCATAACTATGTGACACCTTTTCGATACTTATCCGTTGTGTATATGCCCCTGCATCCATTAAAATACCTCCGCGTCAGGTGTGGGCACGAGATTCATCCTATGCATACCAAGAATAGTATCCACTACAATGTTCACATTATTTCTTTGTATTGTCATAGAACGGTTATCCCACATATCGGAAATTAGCGTAAGAACGGCAATCGTGATGTCCTCATGGTCATCTAGCTCTTTTTCTGTCAATCCCGTCTGAGAAATTACATACTGTACTGCTGCCGTTTTCATCGCATCAAGTAGTGTTATATCTTCTTCCTCAAGATTTTCCGCTTCTTCTCTTATGTGGTTCAGAATCATCTCCAGATTCAATCCGCTTACTTTCATTTTTCACCGCCTTTCTCACCGGCTTCAAATATCCGCAAGTCACAAGAGGCTTTGCGAGGGAACCATCAAGCTCCCTCTCTTCCCCTTTCATCATGCAGATTTCACCGACAAAAGAGACTGTCGCCTCATATTTCATCCTTAAGCCCCCATTTTCAGAACAGCAAGCTTCTGCTCATTCTCAACTTTAGCATCGAATTCCATCCAAGCAACAACCCCAACAGCGTGCTGTGTCGCATATTTTTCGCGGAGCACCTGTACTTCCATCTCTTCTGTGATTTTCACTGCAAGCCCAGACATATCTCCGTAATAGATTACTGTGGCACTTGCAGTCATATCTTTCATGTTATCAGAAACATATACCGGCTTCCCAAGAAGCATATTTCCGAATGCGGCTGTCGCATCATCCTGCAAGAGATATCTTCCGTTCTGATCTTTCAGTTTCCGAATAGCGGCTCTTGTCTTGGAAGACATGATCCAAACCGCGTCCTGCTGAAAAGCATCCTTTACTGCGGACTGTAAATCAATCAGTTCATCCGCCGTGATAACATTATTTCCCGCTGCTGTGATCACGTTTTTTGCTTTACTGATTCCGTCCACTTTTGATCCGGATCCGTTCAGAAGTTCTCCCTCCACCCATCTTGCAATACTGTATGCCATGTGATCAATCACAAAACTCACAATATCAAACTGACTATTGTTCATCAAAGATTTCGATACAAGGGTCAAAGCGCCTGCAAGGAAACCTTTCAGATCAATAGATCCAAATTTTCCGGCGCTTGATGTAAGTTCTGTGAACTCATCCTGATATCCTACGGTAATATCATTTTCATCTTCCAGCGGATAATATGGAATAGAAAGAGTGCCTTTCACATTGTATTTTGTTGCTTTCTCAAGAATCGGGCAAACATCGTACACTTTTGTAATAATTTTCTGCGCGATCGTTTTTGGAACAACTGCTCCATTATCTCCAAAAGTGAGGTTTGCAGCACGGTTTTCCGTTACTGTTCCTCTAAGAAAATCAGCGAACTCTTCCTCTTCCGCTCTTTCTTCTGTTTCTTCTTCCTCTTCTTCTGCCCTTTCTACCATTTTTTCAGCCATTTTGTTTAAAATCTCGATAGTCTTATCGATTCTGTCAATCTCGGAAGAGATTTCTTCTGCTCTCTTCTCCTCTTCTTCTGTGATTGCTCGCTCCTCTGCTTCAAGTGTAGCGTTCATCAGTTCAAGTTCCTGCACAAGTTCTGCTCTTTTTTCGTTCAATGCTTTAATGTTTTTCTTTCTCCTTAGACATTTCCTCCATATTTTTTAATCAGATTTTTCAGTTTACTGTTGTCCGGCTTTTCCGGCTCATTTTTATCTTCAAAGCCAATATAATCGGCTTCAAATTCTTCTGCACGGATTTCAAATGTTTCCTCGCTTTCTTCCCCGGCTCTTGTCTCTACGGTAGTTGACGGATACCACGGTCTCATGGCATCATCGATCAGAGACACTTCTTTTAAAATCAAATCCGTAATTGTACGGACCTGCATGCCATTCCGATCAGCTCGTTCTTCTGCTGGACTGGTAAATCCAAAAGACCAACCTCGAAGTCTTTTCTCTTTCGCTTTCTGCACAACTTCCGGATCGTCAATTTCGGCATGCGCCCGAAGCCCTACGACATCCTCTCTAAGCGTTAGATTTGTCTTTGTGCTTCCAAGAACCTTGTCCCATTTATGATTTAATAGAATCTTTACTTCATCCGCTTTCGCAATTGCTCTTCTAAATGTTCCAGATGCTATTCGCTCAATGAAGTATCCTCCTTTTCCGTCCGGGATTGGTCGGCTATCTCTGTCCGCGACGTTGACATATCCGTCGATGATGACTTTTTCTCTGTCTCCGTCCGCTCTGATTTCAATTCTCGCCCTTTGATCTCACCTCCTATTTTATTTGACTGATTTGTGTTCGGCGTATAGACTGTTTTTGTTTTCGGATCATATAGAACATCCTGCAATCCTAACTTTATGAAGTCCAGCCCCAACGGTTCCATATTTTCTTTCTCGCGAACTTCATCAACTTGCATCCAGCCTGTTTCGATCGCTTCTCTGTATGCCCCAAAACGTTTGTCTGCATCTCCTTTCGTAAGTTCGTAGGTATCTGCTGCAAAAAAGTATTCTTCTTTTTCTTTTTCCAATAACATGGATTTGTTAAGCGCCACCATAAATGCACCAAGAAAAGTATTGACGCAATACTTGATAAACGTCTTATCTCCCTGATCCGTTTCTATGTTGTCCGGAATCCCTAAGATCGTCCGGATCTCTTTTGCATTAGTCTGCTTATTTTCATTAAGCTGCATTTCTACGGAAGTATTGGAAGCTTCCTGGAATTCCAATCCATTGTTTAAAATAATCACGTTTTCCGTGTTGTTACTGTACAGCTTTCTCCATGCCGCTTTCAACTTGTCAATTGCCTCCTGCGTCAAGTTCTTTGCGGATTTCACAAACCCTTTTTTATTTCCCCCTGTTTTAACAAGTCCTTCTTCGTATTTCAGCGAATTATAAGATACACTTAGGATCTTACTGTTCTCTTCAACGATACCAAGACCTTTCATTCCATCTCGAGTATTTCGAAGAACTCTGGCAAACTGCTCCGGAAAATACCTCTTTCCTTGTACCAGAACCACATATTCTTTGAATATCACATCCGTATTCGGCGCATAGGAGATATGATTCGACTGAACATACCTAAGCGACCGGATTTCATTCCCAACCCAATCCACATAGATATTCCCATCTCCATCAAGTAAATAGTCTTTCACAAGCGCTTGTTTCATCATGTTTGCGTCAAGTGTATCTCCCGTATCCTCGTTCAGAAGATGTACTCTCCAATCCCCTTTCACTTCTTCTACGCGCTTTTCTCCACGTTTGTACAGTTTGATCGGAACATTCGCGACCGTTTCTGCGATCTCATTGACCGCTCCGGCAAGCGCTGGAATCTGCATTGCCTTTTCTCTGGTCATTTCATCATTTCCGAGAAATGCTTTCAGAAGCGGTTCTGCAAGTGCTGATTCATCAATCATTTTCGACGGTTCCGCTCTTTCCCTACGTTTGAAAAATTTCCTTTCATTTCCTCCTATCCCACTTGAACCACAAAATCATCGGATCCATACATCACATACTGTTGTAGTAAGTACATTGCATTGATAAGACTTACTACCATATCGACTTTGCCCTCAGATTTCTTTTTGTTCACATATTTGTTTTTGTTAGTATCTTCCGTACATCTTGCATTTTGGAAGTTAATCTCCAGCATCCTGTTCGACATATAACGAAACTGCTGTTCAAGAACCAATTCCCTCAGCCATTTTGTTGGCTGATGCAATACGGAGCTGTGCTGCTTAATCTCTACGCACTCATATCCATCTTCTTCTAGCTGCTGCACTGTTGCCAGTGCGTTCCACTTGTCATAGCCGATCTGTTGGATTTCCACGCAATATTCATTTTCAATCTCAACGATTTTATTTTTTACGAATATGTAGTCAATGACTTCATTCCCACAGGAGAAGCAATCTCCGTTGGAAATAAGCCGCTTGTAATCAACATGCTCTTTTTTGCTCTTGAACTCCACTTTATCTGTCGGAACGAATCCGAATACTTTCGCATACACGATTCCATCAGCAATCGTCACCATTGCAAGCGCCGTATTATCATCCGTCTGCGATAGATCTAATCCCAACCATACTTTCTTGCCTTTCCAGAACGCTTTGTCATTCTCAATCTTACAAAGTTTCACTTTTTGGATGTCTATATAGCCTTCGACTCCTAATCCCTTATATAAAATATTGTTGTGCTTGCACAGATAATTCTCACGCTTATTCTCATACAGAACAGCAATTGCGCGTTTCTTTACGATTTCATCGAAAATATACTGATGTGCATAAGCTACCGGATTGCTCTGATAGATACACAAGTCATTTTTTTGCCACTCGTCTCCGACTTTTAATTCATCATTCGGCTCATAAAGTAAGGCAAACGTCCGCCTATCATCCAATAGACCATCCAGTGTCTTTTTCGCAATATCTATCTCATCGATCATGGAATTGTCATCATTCGGATATTGTGTACTTATAATAATTCCAAGTTTATTAAACAGCGTAATCTGTGATGATCTCATGGCTTCTATCGGGTACTCATCCATTGCTCCACATTCATCTGCAAGGAATGCATGTGCCATCTTTCCATCCATTCCATCATTAGAATAGGCAAGTGGCGTGTACTCATTCTCATTAATCAGACATCGAATTTGACTTCTCAAAATTTTGAATGCCGGTTCATCTTCGTCGTACAACACTGGACTTACCTTTATAATTTTCCGAATCGCAAGTTTTAACTCGGAAGAAAGCGCCAGATCGGGAGCCACGGAAAAGAATCGTGAGAAGTCCGGCTCTGTCAGCATCAAAAGTATAAAAATAATCGCACTATTGAACGTCTTAAAGTTCTTTCGTGCGATTTCCAATACTGCCGTGGTATAGAATCGAATGTCCTGTTCTGTATTCCTTATTTTTGTACAGAGCGTTGCTACAATAAACAGCCATGCATAATCTTCCAGTCCGTCATAAATGGAGCATCGCAAATCTGGATGGACCATCAGTTTCAGCAGCTTACATATTTTTTCATATGCTTTTTCATCGACGAATGCATCCGGATCATCGCCATCAGCGATCGCCAGCCAACTTTCGCACTGCTTTTTGACATACACCGGTGCATATCCTACGTTTTCACCGACACACCATTTCGCGTAAGCATATGCTCTTCCATCCTTAACCACTTAACGCCTCTTTCAATGCATTGTTTTTCTTTTCCGGTGTCTTTGGAATACTTCTAAGAGCAGATGCGATTGTCATCACATTCTCTTTTTCAATGTCAAACAACATCTTCCTCTTTGTCTGTATCTGCTTATCGTAGGATATAAGCTGCTTCGCAAGTTTATCTTGCATCTCCAGAAAATCTGTAAACTCCATTTCATCTGAGCGCTCTTCCAGTCTATCCATTAACTCTTGCGTATGCTCTCTTTTTTCTTCAAAATCTGCGCACTCTGCAAGCGTCAAACAATATCTGTTGATCACACTTCCGTACAAGTCATCGCTCTTCTCAATCCCAACTAGAAGCTTCTTCATTCTCAAAAACTCCTGATGTGCTCTTGGATGTTTTTTCACCTCTGCTGATTCTTTTAATTTGACTCCGGAGAGAAGTGACTTTTCCGCTTGCTCTCTGGCTCGTAATTCTTTTTTAGTCCTGTGTGATTTTCCCTCAATCTTAATCACATTTGCCGGTTTTGCCGGTCTCGCCATCAGAATCCCTCCTTTCACTTCCATTTTGGGAATAAATTATAGATCATGGTGGGGCGTCGGTCGTGGAGACGCTTTATTTAACTAAAGTGTACCCCCGGGGGGCGTCATCCGCATACAGGGCAATCTCGTTTCCGCTCCTGTTCTGCTGCTATGGATAGCAGTTTTTTCCGTTTAATTTCTCCCCGTTCTGCCATCTCGTGATGCTTTGAACAAAGTGTGATCAGGTTTTCATCATCCAGTCTGCGATCCCACTCCTCGGCTATCGGAACGATATGATGTACGGATATATTTTCTGTTTCAAACTGTCTCTCTGGACTGTACATTCCACGTATACATACTTGACAGCAGAATTCATCGCGCTCTCGTACGTCCATGCTCTTCTGTTTCCACTTGTGTGACCTGTGAAAGTCATATACTTTCTTATTTCTATTTGTTCTCTGCGACTGCCTTTCTCTTATCTTCTGTTCTTTCTGCGTACACATGTCTTTGCTGTCATGTATTCGTCCGCAGTAACTACATGCTTTCAGCATAATCATCACCTCTTTGATTAATTGCAGGAGAGGGAATCGAACCCTCATCTCTGGCTAAGGAGACCAGTGAATTACCATTACTCTATCCTGCTAAAATAAAAAGACACCCGATCATTCGGATGTCTTCACCTCTTCGATGAACTCATTCATCATTTTTGTTAATTGTGTTCCCATTGAAACTCCGGCTTTTTTACAAGCTACTCGGAACTCCTCCGCAGTCTTCTCATTAACCTTATATGTCTTCGAGATTACCCCAGCTTTCTTGTCCCATTTGTCTTGTGGTCTGCTTTTCTTCACTGTTTCATCATTGTTCATTGCTCTGTTCCCTCGCTTTCTTTACGAGTACATAGATGAGTTTTGCACTTCCTAACGCAATGAAGAATATCCCTAATTTCCACAGCATACTTTACACAGATGAGCTTTCATGTTATATTTTATTTAAGAGAAGGGCTTTCGCCCCTCTCCGCTAATTTAATAGCTTATCGAGAATCAGTAGGATGATTCCGATGATTAAGTCCAGAATTGAACTGACCGCCAAAGTCTTATAATCAATTTTGGACTTTTTCTTTTTATGTTTTTTGCTCATCTGTTCTTCACCTCCTTACAAGTATATAATACCATATACGTGTACGTATGTCAATACTTTTTAGAATGTTTTCAATCAAAAAACGCCCTCCAACCGGAAGGCGCTTTTCGTTTATATGCTCACAGGGAGGATTACAGACAATCAGAACCTTGTCCCAATTGCTCTAGAATAATTATACCATACTATTTTTGTGAATTGTGTGAAAGTTGTAGCACGGCATCAATTTTTTTTGAGACGCTACTCCGTTCCATTCCTACATGCTCTGCAACCTCTCTCTGCTTCTTCCCGTCTATGTAGATCAGTTCGAATATCTGCCGGTCTCTGCTGTCCGGGATCTCCGCTATAAACTGCTCGATCTCCGTGATCAGCTTCTCCACCTGTTCCCTGCGCTTCTCTCTGATCCGGATCTGCTTGTCGATCTCGTCCATTTCTTTCGGTTCGTCCATCAACACCGATGTCCGCACTTCCGTGTAAGGAAAATCTCTGCTGGACCCTGTCACCTTTCCCAGCACAGTCGGAACATTCTCCTGCCGCTCATACAGTTTCTCCAGCCTTTTATCAATCAGCACCAACTCTCTTTTCAAAGGTCGCAGCTGACTTAGTTTTTTCTTGTCCACTGGCAATCTCCCCTTTCACTGCATTTTCCCCGCGCTTCCTTGCAACGAACTCGTCCACACTTTCCCTGCGCATCTGCTCTCCCTGCTCCCGGATCAGCGCCGCAGCCTGATACGGCTTGTGCTGCATCTGCCGCTTCACCGCCGCGGAGGGATCGTGCTCTGCCATCTGCTCAAGCCCGCGCCGCCGGATGCTCTCTGCCTGCTTCTGGCGCTGGGCTTCGTTTGTTTTGGTCTTTCTCAATGTATCACGCTCCTTTGAATTTTGATTTTATCCGCTTGCATTGTCCACTCAAAGTGATATAATGTTTTACATGCAGATATGGTTCATCGGTAGAACGCTAGCTTCCCAAGCTGGAAAGGCGGGTTCGACTCCCGTTATCTGCTTTTTTTATTTAGGCTTGTACGGATCCGGAAGAGGCTGCCATGCGGTTACACTTGACATTGAACCACTTCCATGCCAAAATGCTCCATCATAATATGCCCTGTTTGTACTCCTAATTCCCTTTTTTGTTTGACACGTTACTAAGACCATCCTTTCATCTTCCGGCAACCGCTTTTCCACCGGAATCCAATCATCGTTCATGTCTGTCGCATCACTTATGTGAGAACGGATGATTTTCTCCACATCTTTCACAGCAATCAACAGTTCTGTATACCTTGAAAATCGTATTCCGCCAATTGCTTTTATCTCTTCCAAAATCTTCTCTAGTACGTTCATTAACTGTTCTCCTTTGCCCGTTTAATAATGCTGTCTATCTTCTCTGTCACCTCTACCGGAGTCACATTCCACGCATCTGCCAATCTCTTTATTGCGTCAACATAAGCTGTCAAGCACATAAGAGTATGTTCATATGGCTTCGCATTAGTCCAACTTCTGCACGTCCCGCTCTTGTGCAACCAAGTTATTACAATTTTCATCACTCCACCTCCACATTCTCTCTAATCCATTTTGATACACCGTAAATCAGCACTTGCTCGTCCACGGTCAACGGCTCTTTCAGATACCCGTCAATTGTCAGCTTATTATAAATGTCTTGTAAAGTATCGGAATCCTTGAGTTCTAACTTTCCTCTTTTCATCACTCACTCCAATCCAATCTCTGTCCGCACTTAGGGCAGAAATCATAATTATCATAATCTACTTCATAATGTTCTTCGCAGTTCGGACAAACCCATGTATCATAGATTATATTTCCCTCATTGTCGTATCCGTCACCTTCGTAATCCGGCTTCTTCGCCGTATCCCTTTCTTTCAGCCTGTATGCTTCCTCCGGATCCAGACCGCTGTCCTCATAGTCTTTCAGCTTGCACAGCGCACCGTATATCTTTTCTTGTGTGTTCTCTGTAATGACCTGCCCTACATAGGTGTCTTTCCACGGCAGACCTTTCACACACCAGTTCCCCTGTTCATCCTGTTCGGTTAATCTTCCCATTCTGAATCCTCCGTATGCTCTTCATATTCTGTTCTTGAAATTATCCGGGTATTTTCTTCCGGAACTTTCACAAAACCAGAAATGATTTCTCCCTGATGCTTTGCAAATTCTTGTAAATTAAACCCATCTAAACAATCTGTGTACATATCAATTTTCGCTTCGGAATAACCAATACTTCCTTTCCCTCCATATATTTCCGCATCTTTAATTTCAAAGAACACACTGACTGTTACATGTATTTTATTTCCCATCTTCATCCATCCTTTCCGCAGCAGTACCCGACCATCACTCCGATCAGGAACGCTGCCAGTATCAAAATTCCTGTTGCCACTATTCTTCCTCGATTCTCTTCAACTGCCGATCCAGTTTCTTTTCGATCATCTGGTTCACTTCTTGACCGGAAAGAAGCAGGTATTCCATCTGCCACAGCATGATCTGCACATCTGCCATTTCTTCTGTCAGATTATCTCTGCAATCCTGAATACCTTTCTCTGTCTTCTGACCGTTTCCGCAAACTCTCCAAAACTTATTGATTGCCTGTGTCAGCTCCGCCATCTCTTCCATGCACTGCCGACTCTGGGCATCATATCCATAGTGGTCAGCGATTGTCATGATCTTCTTAGCAATGTTCATACTATCCCTCCGATTCCGGTCTCCAAACCTTATCCATGCATTCTCTATGGAAAAACACATCGGTCCTACGCTTTGTCCGTACATACTCCACACACCGGAGATCATCATCCGGATAAATCGTTTTCCCACATCCCGGACAGATCACCGGGCTTTTATGCTTTTCCAGATGCTTCCGTTTCTGTTGATCCGTCACACCGCTTCCTCCCTTATCGCTTTGATCCTTGCTTTCAGGCTTTTCATCACCCAGTTTTGCACGTCATCTTTTTTCTCCAGTGCCCGCATCACGTCCTCATCCCGGGTATCTGTACAGACCAGATGGTGGATGATGACTCTCTGTGTCTGCCCCTGCCGGTGCAATCGCTTATTCGCCTGCGTGTATAACTCATAGTTCCACGTCAGACCAAACCAGATCACATGGTTTCCGCCTTGCTGCAGGTTCAATCCATACGCACTGCTTGCCGGATGCGTCAGAAGGATGTCGATCAGTCCGGCATTCCAGTCATCCTCATCCTGTGTGGTCTTCAGTTCCCGGACACGCAATTTTGTTTTCTTAAGCGCTTCCAACAGCCGGATCCGGTCATGTTGGAAATTATAAAATACAAGTGCCGGTTTCCCTTGCAGGGATTCAACCAGCTCCATAAATGCCTCCACCTTACAGTTATGCACTTCATGGTAATTCCGGTCCTCATCATAGATTGCGCCATTCCCAAGCTGCAACAACTTATTGCTCAATGCCGCTGCACTGGTCACGCTGATCTCTTCCTCGTCTTCCGGAAGTTCCAGTACCATCTTCCGTTCCAGATC